GAAGTACTACAAGGCGGATCATGGCGAGTTTAAACCACATATCGATGCATGTGATCTAGCAACTATTAAAAGGTTTCTTGTGTTCTTCTTATATCTTGATGAAGGTGATGGCGGTGAAACCGCTCTCTACGATCAAGAGGTAGCGGTTCAAAGAAAGCCTGGAAGGTTGCTTATGTTTCCACCGATGTGGACATATCCGCATGCTGGTTTAATGCCGAAGGGAACTGATAAGCATATTATTGGAAGTTATCTACACTACGTTGAATAAATAAACTTGGAGATTATGATGAACATTGATAAAGAACAAACTATAAAAGATCTTAAGAATGGTGTATGTAAAGTTGTTTTTACTAAAGCAAACGGTGAAAACCGTATCATGCACTGCACTCTAAACGAGTCTATACTTCCCGCGCAAAAAGATATTGAAGAAGAGATTCAGAAGAAAAAACCGAATCCAAATGCACTTGCAGTGTGGGATACAGACAAAGGTGGTTGGCGTTCATTTCGATGGGATTCTATTAAAGAATTTAGCACGGAGTTTAATCTATAATGAGTATGATTCATAAAGGACATGTTGTCGAAACAGAGCTATCTAAAAACTCTAAAGGTGGCACAGAGATGATGCGCAAGCGTCTTCTTGACAATGTTCCTTTCGACCTTCTTACTGATGTGGCAATTCATTTCTCAAGGCCACGAGAAATACCTAATGATGTAAAAAACATTTTGTATGCGCACGATCTTGCAGAAGATCCTGAAAACAAAATCTTGCTAGACGGCGGGTGGGAAAAGTTCGACCATTTTGTATTTGTATCTGCTTGGCAACGAGATCAATATATTTTGTATTACAACATTCCATATTCAAAGTGTACAGTAATTCCCAATGCTATTGAGAAGCGTTATACTGCAGAAGAAAAGAATACTGAAACCATTCGATTCATCTATCATACAACTCCTCACCGTGGTCTGGAGATAGTCTATGCAGTGGTAGATCAGCTTGCTAAGGAATATAAGAACATTCATTTAGATGTATATTCATCATTTGCGATTTATGGCTGGCCCCAACGAGATGATCCGTATGTAGATCTATTCACAAAGATTCATAATCATCCAAACATGACGTATCATGGATCTGTTCCAAATGATGAAGTTCTAGAAGCGTTAGATAACTCGCATATCTTTTTGTATCCAAGCATTTGGAAAGAAACATCTTGTATTGCACTTATCGAAGCAATTCGTTCTGGTTTGGTTTGTATCCATCCAAACTATGGTGCACTTCCAGAAACAGCATCAAACGCAACTATCATGTATGACTATACAGAGAACCTGCAAGACCATGCAAACATGGCATATTCTATTGCAAAGTCAGTACTTGAGCAGCAGAAGAATGATGCTGGATGGATTAATCGCTTTACAAGATCAGATCGTTTTGGCTTGACTCCTAACGACATTGCAACATATAGTCAACTTTGGACTAAACTTTTGAGAGACTTGCAAAATGGCTGACGATAATGTCGTCCAATTTCCTAAGATGAAGTTGGACGCACCGCCACAATCTGCGGAAGAACTAAAGAGTAAGCTTGACGAATATCGTATAAGATACTCTGAAGAAATCTCTGAAATGCTCTGGCAACAGGTATTAGCAGAGTTGGTAAGATCTGGGTGTCGCTTTGATGAAGACATAAAGACGTATTTCCCATCCATGATCTTAATTCTAGAGTCTATTCGATCTCTACATCTATTAACTCAAAAGATCGAACATCCTCTACAGGACTTCGCCAAAGATTCTATCGAATTTGATGAAAATATTGCATCAATTGATGAATTAATGGTTGACAATGAAGAGGATGAGTATTAATATATACTTAGATTAAACTGAAACATGAGACAATATTATGGCAATCCTAGTTGATTATAACCAGGTTATCCTTGCTTCGCTATTCGCAAGTATAGGTAACCACACGAACATTGATATCGATGAGAATCTCATTCGACATATGTTCTTAAACTCAATCAGGGCAAACCGCAAAAAGTTTACCGAAGAATACGGTGAGATTGTAGTTTGCTGTGATGGCAAAAACTCTTGGCGGAGAGAAGCTTTCCCCTACTACAAAGCTAACCGTCGCAAATCTCGTGACGAGTCTGAAATTGATTGGAACAATCTATTCAATATCATGAATACTATTCGTACCGAGCTTAAAGAATTCTTCCCTTACAAAGTGATTCATATCGATCATTGTGAAGCTGACGATATCATTGGCACGATCTGTCATGATAACGGTACTGAGCTCAACATTGGCGCTGAGAAGTATCTTGTATTATCGGGAGATAAAGACTACATTCAATTGCAAACATATGAGAATGTAGATCAATACGATCCTATTCGTAAACGTTGGATTCGAAACGACAATCCAGATAAATATTTGAAGGAACACATCCTAAAAGGTGACACTGGCGACGGCGTACCTAATGTGCTTTCTTCTGATAATTGCTTAGCAATCGGCGAGCGTCAAAAGCCTATGACTCAAAAGCGTATGGCTATGTTGCGCGAAGGCCCTGCTGCTATGGATGAAGAAACACTTAGACGCTATCATCGCAACAAGATGGTTATTGATCTAGGTGAAATTCCTGACAAATATAAGCAGCAAATTCGTGAAGAATTTGGTAAAGATAAAGGCATCGGCAGAGAGCAGTTGTTTAACTTCTTTATCAAAAAGAAATTGAAAAACTTAGTTACAGATATACAGGATTTTTAATGGCAGTAAAACTTTCAATCTCTGAGATTATTAGCAAGTTTGCTGATATGAATAAGACTGAGGATAAGGTAGAGTGGCTTAAGAAGAATGATTCTATGCCACTTCGTATGATTCTTCAGGCTACATATGATAGGAAAAGAGTAGAGTGGTTGTTACCAGAAACTCCTCCACCTTGGACAAAAAATGAATTCGAAGACGAAGCAAAGCAGCTACTTTACACAGAAGCTCGTCGTCTGAAGATCTTCATTAAAGGTGGTGGATATGATGATCTGAATCAAACAAAGCGAGAAACTTTGTTTATTCAATTGTTGCAAGATATTGACAATGAAGATGCAGATCTACTTGCTAACTATTGCATTGCTCAAAAGCCCTTTAAAGGCTTGCAGAAGAAAACTATTAATAAAGCATTCCCGAATCTAATTGCAGAGTAAGAACAAATGGCTAAAGGTTTTAAGAAGTTTCGCGAAGAGTACGAAGACGAATGGGGTTCATACGAAGAACGTAACAACCGCAAGGAATCGCGTATGAAGAATCGTAGGGACAACAGAAAGAACAAACTTTCTGAAAAATGGTATGACGTCGAAAGAGAAGACTTCAATCGACCAAATAAACGTCGAAAAAAGTAAAAAAAATTCATTTTATTTGAAAAAAAGGGTTGACATTTGGTTCCACATGTACTATATTATTAATATAAGGAATCAAACAAGGAACCTATACTATGAAAAACGTAACATCTTTTGACAAAGCAACTCTTCAAGCTCTTCGTTCAGAAATGCAAGCAGTGCTTGACAAGTTTGGTGCTAACCTTCAGTTTGAAGTTGGTAACATGCGTTTTAGCGAAGCTGAAGTTGACATTAAAGTCAAAGCGGTTATCAAAGGTAAGCGTACTCGCTCTAACAGCCAACTTGAAATGATGGCTAAAATGCTTGGCCTTAAAATGGAAAATTCCCGTGGTGATCGTTTGACTGAGTATAAAGCTCGCAACACTAAATACCCGTTCATCTTCGAACGTGGCGGTAAAAGTTACAAATGCTCTGCGGATCAGGCAAAAATGCTATTCGCATAAAAAATAAAAAAAGGGGGTTGACATTCAATCCCCTTTTTACTATAATAAGAATATAACATGAAATAAAGTGAGATACTATGCTAAATGAAAAAGTAATACTAACAGATGCAGATGGAGTTCTTCTTGACTGGGCTTACGCGTTTACTCAGTGGATGGAACGCCACAATTTTGAAATGCTTCCAGGCGGTGAAGCTGAATATGACGTAAACAAACGTTATAACTTAACAATCGCTGAAAAAGAACGTATTGTTCGTATGTTCAACGAATCAGCTTGGATTCGCAAGCTTCCACCTTTACGAGATGCTATTAAGTACGTAAAGAAGCTCCATGAAGAACATGGTTACGTTTTTCGAGTAATCACTTCACTAAGTAACGATACGTATGCTGGTCGTCTTCGTACTAAAAACCTTAATGAGCTGTTTGGTCCTACAGTCTTTGAAAGCTTTACCTATTTGGATACGGGTGCCGATAAAGACGAAGCTTTAGAACCATATCGTGGTACTGGTTGTTGGTGGATTGAGGATAAACCTCAAAACGCTCAATTAGGTACTGAACTTGGTTTAGAGTCTATATTGGTAGATCATCCTTTCAATAAAGATTTTGATGCTCAATACCGAGCAAAAAACTGGAAAGAAATTTATGATATTATCGTTGGAGTTTAATGATACTATTATAAATAAAGGTAAGCACAGGAACAAACTTGATTATGTAACCTTGAGGCGATCTTCTGTGCAAGGTTGCCTTTTTTATATTAAGGAGCATTAATGCCCAAGTACACATTTAGAAATAATGAATCTAATGAAGTGTTCGACATTACAATGTCAATTTCAGAACGTGATCAGTACGTTCAAGATAATCCTCACCTCACACAACTAATAACGGGTGCTCCAGCGATTGGTGATCCGCATCGTCTTGGCTTGAAGAAGCCAGATGACGGTTTTCGTGATGTACTAAGAAACGTTAAACATCATCATAAGAAGGATAACATTAATACATTTTAAACGTTATCCTAAATAGGAGGTTTCATGGCCAAACAAAAGCGCAGATTATCCCGAAGCGAGAAACGTAGAATGGAAAGAGAAATGGATCATATGGTTGGCATCTTAAACCAAAAGTTTTCGATGCGAAAGATAAACCCACTGACGCCGGCTCAATCTGATTTATTTGATTCTTACAAACAAGGATACAATCTAGCCGCCATTGGAACAGCAGGTACAGGTAAAACAATGTGTGCTATGTATTTAGCACTCAGCGATGTACTACAGAGAGGAGAGTATGAAAAGGTCGTCGTCATAAGATCTGCAGTTCAAACACGCGAGCAAGGATTTATGCCGGGCAGTAAAGCCCAAAAAGAAGCGGTATTCGAACAACCATATACCGATATTACTAACGACTTATTCGACAGAGGAGATGCATATCAGATTCTAAAATCTAAAGGAATGGTGCAGTTTATGAGCTCATCATTCGTAAGAGGACTTACATTCGACAATTCAATTATTATTGTAGACGAATGTCAGTCTATGACTTACCACGAACTCGATTCAATTATCACTCGAGTAGGAGAATCATCTAAGATCATTTTCTGTGGTGATACTAAGCAGGACGACTTACAACAGTCTCGTAACAGAGCAGATATTTCAGGACTTCATGATTTCATAAAAGTTCTTGAAGCAATTCCTAGCTTTGATGTTGTAAGATTTGGAGTTGACGACATTGTCCGCTCAGGTCTTGTTAGAGAATATATCATCGCTAAAACGAGGCTACTAGAGGCCGCGTAATAAATAGAAGGTAGGAGTCTCGTCGGCTTCTACCTTTTATTCATTCAAGAGGTCAACATGCCACAAGTAGTCAGAAGAAATTCCGATTTTCATATTGGTCACGCTTCGCCCACGCCAAACCCTTTTCACAAAACTCCATATACATCAACACCTCAAGGTAAAGTTTATGCACAAGGCGATCTTGTAGTCGTAGCCGGTGGATCTACTAGCTGCGGCGATGGCGCTGTGGGTAAATCTGGAAAAGTGTTTGTTGCTGGTATTGGTGTGCATCGGGTGGGTGATGCTACAAGCGGACATGGATCGTGGGTTGCAAATGCTGCTGCTTCCGGATCTCCAAAAGTATATGCGGATGGTGATTAATGCCTAATCCAGATTATGCAACGTTACTTGCTCAGATAGCACAAACACCGGCTGGCCCAGCTCGTGATGCTCTTATTGCGCAAACATATCAATTTAACGAAGTACTCACTCCTGAAGAAGAGGAACTCTTTGCTTATTGCGAAGACGATTATATTGAGTACAATCCAGGAATAAATAATTACAACAGTTTTTCACAGCCATATATGGCAGAAGGATACGTCGAGCTAGACGAGAACGGCGATCCTTTTGTAGTCATACCCAATTCAACGGGATTTACTTCATATGTCGGCGTGTACTTTGATCCTACAACAGGGGAAACAACCTAATGGCTATTACAAAAAGAGGAGATAAGGGCTCCGCACTGACATATAACGAGATGGACGATAACTTTGATGCTATCGCTCCTCGTACTTCTGAAACTGGATCTTTACAAGTTCCTGCCGGTACTACAGCACAGAGAGATGCAAATCCGGGCGAAGGTTATATGCGATTCAATACTGTTACTAAACAGTTTGAAGGTTTCCAAGGTATTACATGGACTGGTCTTGGTACTGGCGGAGGCGGTGGTACACCGGGTGCGGATGGGCCACAAGGTACTCAAGGTGTTCAAGGTATTCAAGGCTTCCAAGGCTGGCAGGGTACACAAGGAACTCAAGGAGTCCAAGGACTTCAGGGGACACAAGGTATTCAAGGTCGTGATGGCCAAGATGCAAATATGCAAGGTGCACAGGGTGTCCAAGGCACACAAGGTTTTCAGGGATATTTTGGACAGACTGGTCCTCAAGGTACAGATGGTGCAGATGCTCAAGGCATCCAAGGTATTCAGGGTTGGCAGGGTACAGACGGTGTAGATGGAGATCCCGGCCTTCAAGGTGCGCAAGGTTTGCAGGGTGAGCTCGGTTTCCAAGGTCCTGCTGGTAACGCACAAGGTGTACAAGGTCCAGAAGGTTTTCCTGGCCAGCCTGGACCACCCGGCCCACAAGGTATTCAAGGACCTGCAGCAGCTATGCAAGGTATGCAAGGTCATCAAGGTATTCAAGGTGATACTGGCTCCGGACTTCAAGGCATTCAAGGTATGCAAGGCTTCCAAGGACAAGAAGGTCCTGGCGGTAATGCTGGTAATCAAGGTATTCAGGGGCCTGGTGGTGAAGCGAGTTTCCAAGGGATGCAGGGTACTACTGGTATAGGTGTTCAAGGTCTCCAAGGTAATGATGGTTTCCAAGGTCCTGCAGGTTCTATTCAAGGTGTTCAAGGTTTCCAAGGAATCGGATTGCAAGGTCCTGCAGGTGCAGGCTCTCAAGGTATCCAAGGTATCCAAGGCTTTATTGGAGCCGGTGGTACTGGTCCACAAGGTATTCAGGGTAGTGATGGTTCGCCGGGTGCGGCATCTACTGTGCCGGGTCCACAAGGTTTTCAAGGATTGCAAGGTGCAGGCGGTACTCCTGGTACTAATGGTCAACCCGGCCCACAAGGTATTCAGGGTACT